GCGTCTTGGCTGCTCAAATGCCCGAAGCACACCGTAGGCCGCCTCCGCGAGGAGACCGCCTTTGCCAAGCCGACAAACCCCGACTGCTACCTGTCCCGCATTAACGGCGTCCTTTACTTTCGCATCAACCGCCGCCGCGTCGCCCTCTGGGAACGTGCGCCCCAAGACATCGCCGAGGCCCGGGCTTACCGCGACCGCCGCCTCGTCGAGCTCGGGCTGATGCTTGCAAAGGTATGAGCGAGCCCATCCGCTTCGTCTACGCGTCCGACAGTCATGGCGACATGGCCGCCCCCGAGGCCCTCGCCGCCCTCTGGGAGTTCTGTAAGGACTACAAGCCGACCGTCCGCATCGCCGGTGGCGATCACTTCGACTTCCGAGCCTTGCGCCGGGGCGTCGGCACCTCTGACGCGGAAAGCGGCGAGTCCCTCAAGGCCGACCTCGAGGCCGGTATGGACTTCCTTAAGCGCTTCCGTCCGACCGTTTACCTCTGGGGCAATCATGAGCACCGCCTGGATAACCTGATCGCGTCGTCGAGCTCGGCCCTCATCCGCGACTATTGCCAAGACATCAAGGACACCATCAACCGCACGGCCCGCCAAGCCGGGGCCAAGGTCATCCTGCCCTATCACGCCGACCTCGGGGTCTACAGGCTAGGCAAGATGGCCTTCGTCCACGGCTACGCCCACGGCGAGAACGCCACCGTTAAGCAGGGTCTTCATTACGCCGTCCACGGCGGCGGCCTAGTCCACGGCCACACGCACACCCTCGCCAGCATCGCCCTAACCCAGCACGGCAGCGGGAACGCCTTTAGCGCCGGGTGCCTATGCCAGAAGGAAGCGATGGGGTACGCATCCCACCGCCTAGCGACCGCCCGCTGGGGCTCCGGCTTTGTGGCTGGCTGGGTCGACGGCGACGATTGGAAGGCTTGGCTCGTCCACAAGGTTGGCAAGCGCTGGGTCTGGCAGACTGGCCTCCGTCACTTCACCCCCCGCACCTAATGGCCCAAGGCACCAGCGTAGTCGCGAACCACCGGGTCAAGGACGCTATCCTCGACGCCATCGTCTCCGAGATCCAGAAGCAAGCCGAGCAGCCCCCGCCCGGTTTCCATCCCATTGACTACTGGGAAGCCCGATGGAAGTGCAAACGCTCATGCGCCAAGCGTTACCTCGGCGAGGGCGTCAAGGCCGGCATCCTCGAGCGCGTCGAGCTGCGCCGCAACACGGGCAAGTTCGTGCGCCGTGCTCCCTATTACGGCCCAGCCCGTAAGAAGACCAAAAAGCAAAGGTCTTGACTCGCTGGGTGGAGGCCCCATGCCTGATCTCCCCCACGCCATGAAGCCTTATTACCAAGACGGGCTTGCCACGCTCTATTGCGGCAAACTCGAAGACCTGTCGCCGTTTATTCCATCCAAGGATGCGTCAATCACCATAAGCGACCCTCCTTACAACGTCGGCTATCACTACGACCAATGCGACGACAAGATGAAGCCCGACGAATACTTTGCTTTTATGGCGTCGGTCTTTTCAGGCCCGAGCGTCATTATTCACTATCCCGAGGCTATGTTCGAAATCGCCAAGGCGATGAACGACATACCCGAGCGCGTAGTTGCATGGGTCTACCCATCGAACACTCCAAGGCAGCACCGATCGGTCGCTTGGTTTAAAAACCATCCAGACTTCAGGAAGGACGGCCAAGCATACCGCAACCCAACTGACCCTCGGATTGCCAAGCGCATCGCCGAAGGCAAGGCCGCTAGGCTTTATGACTGGTGGGAGGTTAACCAAGTTAAGAACGTATCCAGCGAGAAGACCGAACACCCGTGCCAAATACCATTGGCCCTCATGGAGCGTATAATCCGCATAACACGCGAGGGAACCATCTTTGAGCCGTTTGCAGGCTCTGGAACGACGCTTCTGGCCGCAAGCAATCTAGGCCGAAAGAGCGTAGGCTTTGAAATGTCAGAACGCTATTGCGAGCTGATTGCCAACCGACTGACCAACGCGAGGAGCCTGGTATGAGCGCCTCAACCCACTCCGACGTCGAGCGGTTCCTCCTGGGCGCCGTCATCCGCGACAACCGCCCGATCCCCACGACCCTCGCCCCCGAGGACTTCGGCGAGCCTTGGCTGCAGGACGTCGCCTATGCCATCAACGCCCTTAAGGTCGACGGCACCGATCTCGACGAACTGACCGTACTCGACGCCCTAACCAAGGCCGGGTCGCCAGTTACCCGCGACGCCGTCAACGGCCTGACCAACGACGTCGGCTTCTCCGCCTATAACGCCGCATGGGCCGAACAGGTCGCAAGCGCCGCGTCCTTGCGTAGAATAGCCGCCCTCAATCTACGCATCGCCAAGGCCGTCGCCGACCCGGGCACCGACCCCGCCGCCCTCGCGGCCTACGCCGAGCAGCAACTCAATGCCCTCGCCGGCATCTCCAAGCGCAAGGACGGCCCCGCAAGGATGCCCATCGCAAACCTCCTCTCCTTCGACCGCAAGGCTGACCCCTACAACCTAATCGGGAACCGCTGGCTGTGCCGCGGCTCCTCCCTCGTCCTCGCTGGTCAGGCCGGCACCGGCAAGTCCGCCCTCCTCATGCAGGCCTGCCTGTCGTGGACGCTCGGCAAGGACTTCTTCGGCATCAAGGTCGAGCGACCCCTGCGCTCGCTGGTGATCCAAGCCGAGAACGACCTGGGGGACATGAGCGAGTCCTTTCAAGACATTTGCAACGGCCTCGGCTTTGACTCAGCTGAGCGCGGCCTCATCGCCGACAACCTGGCTATCTTCCGCGAGTCCGTCGCCACCGGCCCCGAGTTTGGCAAGGTGCTGCGCCGCCTCATCACCGAGCACCGGGCCGACATCGTCTTCGTCGACCCCCTCATGGCCTACTCGGGATGCGACCTCTCCGAGACCTCGGAGGCCTCCGCCTTTCTCCGCCACGTCATCCAGCCAATCCTCGACGAGACGGGCGTCATTATCGTCTTTATGCACCACACCGGGAAGCCGAAGTCAAAGGCCGACAGCGAAGGCCAGACGACCGCAGACCTAGCGTACCAAATGTTTGGGAGTTCAGAAATTACGAACTGGGCAAGGGAGGTTGCGACTTTGGTACGCTGCCAAGGTGAAGAACCGATCTACCGCCTCGCCCTGACTAAGCGCCGCGGCAGGGCCGGCCTCACCGACATCAACACCCAGCCCTCGGGCCAGATTTATATCCGACATTCCCCCAAGCAGGGCGAAATCCGCTGGGTGCGTTCGTTTGCACCCACCCCTCCCCCTAAGGATAGCGATTACAGCCCCGCCAAGGGGTCGCCAAGGCGTTCGGACTACTGAGGGCATACCCTCACCGCCTTCACGGACTAAAACGCCTTACAAGTCAAATGCGACCCCTACCACCTCCCTACCCCACCCCGTGGAGAAAGCCTAGGAGAAAGCATAGATGTAGTAGTACCCCTTACGGGGTACATACATACATCACGTTCACTACGCTCACTCAACCCTGCCTTGGGGGCAGGGCGTTCGCGGTGAACGAAAGCAACGAGCCAAGTCAGACCGCCCGGGTCGAGTCCCATGCCTAGGAAGTCCAGACGTCTCGGGCCGCGCTGGTCTATCCCCGGCAAGTTGGCTATGCGCGCTAGGTGGGTAGCCAACCGCGAGGCCATGCTCGCACGATCCAAGGCCGGCACCGAGGCCAGCAGGAAGACCCACGCCGACCGCCTCACCAGACTCGCCGCCCTGGTCGCCACTTGGCCGGCTGAGCTCACGATGCAGGACATCAAGGGAAGACTGGTCGCCGACCAGAACCTCAAGGGCCGCAAGCCTGACTCCCTGATCCGCAGGATGCGTGAACATAACCTCATCGCCTTCGACGTCGTCAGCGCCAAGTGGCAAAACCTTTGCAGGGTTGCACCGCCCGCAAATCCCTTGAACCTATGACGCGTGTCCAGGCATCAACTGAACGACCTCTCGGCCCCTCGCTCCGACGCTCGCTCCTTCGACCGCTGGTTCTATTCCCTGCCCAAGCGGCAGCAGGAACAAATGCGGGACGCGAACGTAATCCCTTACCGCGAGATGGTTCAGCCTCGCCACGTCTTCGAGATCAATCCCAACCATCAGGCTTGGGCGACCAAGCCCGAGGAGCCGCGTGTCGAGACCGATGCGTTCATCTCTCGCGAGCACGTCGGCCTTATGCTCAAGTCCTTCGTCGACGCGCTGGCCTATACCGACAACTTCCGATTTCGCCGGCACGTCGAGCTGACCCGGTGGGCGCTGGCCTTGCCTGGTTGTCTGTCGGCCCCTGTCATCGCCAAGATGTATGGCATCACCAAGCAAGCGCTGCACAAGCGGGCCGCCGCGATCCGCAGCGCCTTGCCCGTCGGCGACGCCGCAAGGTTCAAACCGAGCAAGCGATGAAAACAGGCCAAAACCCCCCTCTAAGGAGTCTCCTAGACCCCCCCCAAGCCACGCGTGGCTGGACACCACGGGGGTTTTTTACCGGAACCAAAAACGCCCGGAGGGGCTTGCCCCGTGCTGACTAACGGAGCGATGGCCCAAGCCCTGGGCATCTCGGCGCAGCGCGTCGGCCAGTTGAAGCGGGAAGGTATGCCGATGGAAAACGTCGAGGCCGCGGTTGCGTGGAGGGAAGCCCGGGACACGTCGAGGCGCACGGCGCCGATCGTCGAGCTCGAGACGC